GGGCGCATCCGTTGACAACTTCATTTTCAAGGAACGCTTAAATGGCTCTTCCAACCGCAGGTTTTCCTATTGCAGGTTCGGGTACAACCCCGCCCATCTACCCGACCGGTGGTACGGGTAACACTTTCCAATCTACCGGGTTCATCCCCGAAATCTGGTCTGGCAAGCTTGTCGAGAAGTTCTACGCCTCGACGGTTCTCTCGGCGATCTCCAACACTGACTACGAAGGCGAAATTCGTAATCAGGGCGACCGCGTGAAGATCCGCGTTAAGCCGTCGATCAGCATTCGCGACTACAGGGCCGACGGTGTGCTCACTCTCGAGCGCCCCGAAGGTTCGTCGCTGACGCTGTATATCGGCAACGGCAGGTACTTCAACACGATTCTTGACGACGTCATGGACATCCAGTCCGACCTGAACGCTCTGTCTATTTGGTCTGATGACGCTGCTCAGCAGCTGAAGATCAACGTCGACACCGACGTTCTTGGCGGCATTCTTGGTGGCATGAACAACAAGAATCGTGGCACGACTGCTGGCAAGATCACTTCTTCGATCAATCTCGGCGCTACGACCACCCCGCTCGCGACGGTGTCTCGTTCTCCGTCAGTTGGTCAGGTCGAAATCCTCGACGTTATCCTGCGTCTTGGTTCGGCTCTGGACGAGCAGAACATCCCGGAAGATGGTCGCTGGATCATTCTGCCGGTGTGGGCTTGCGCTTACCTGAAGTTCTCGGATCTTCGTCAGAGCTTCCTGACCGGTGACAGCACCTCTCCGCTGCGCAACGGTCGCCTTGGCATGATCGACCGCTTCACGGTTTACTCGTCCAACCTCCTCCCCGCTGGCGTAGCCGGTGGCCTGGCGGCTGGTGAGTTTGCCCTGTACGCCGGTCACGCCCACGGCCTGACCTTCGCCTCGCAGATCTCCAAGGTCGAGACGCTGCGTTCGGAGCTCACCTTCGGCACGATTCTCCGTGGCCTTCAGGTCTACGGTTATCAGATCGTCGACGGTACCGCTCTGGCCCAGGCCATCGTCACCAAGGCTTGATCTTAAGCTGGGGGAGGGATAACACCCTCCCCCGGTCTCGTTACTTTTAGAGGTAACCATGGCGCTCGATACTGTGCAGGATTACATCGACCGAGCGCGCACGCTGCTCTTGGACACCTATAACGGCCCATATCGGTATTCTGATGCTGACTTGGTTGAGAACCTCAACATGGGGATTCTCGAGGCCCGACGCCTTCGCCCTGAGCTTTTTCTGAGCTCTTTCAGCACAACGCTTCCAGATTTTTCAGCAGCGTCTATGAACACTGCTGTACCGATCGACCCCCAGTATCGCGTGGCGTTTGTTTACTACATCTGTGGGCATGCACAGCTTCGCGACGACGAGAACGTACAGGATTCTCGCGCGGTGACGTTCTTGAACAAGTTCACGTCGCAAATGCTAACGATTCAGTCGTGAGGCTTTAATGGCAAGCGCAGACGTAACCCGGCTCATTAACAACGCTAGGATCAAGCTTCCCGGTGCCCTTGATGGCACAATGAAGCTTGAGTTTTTTGCGGTCATGAATGAATTTTTTCAGCAGACTAGCTGCTGGACTGAAGACATTGTGTTTACTGCAAATCCGACGAGCGCTGCGCCTTACAGCAATCCCAATGATTACAGCTATGAAGTGATCCCAAATGGCGGCGCGATCATCAGGCTCATGCAAGTATTTAACTCGCAGGGCTCAGGGCAGGCCGCTACCATGGACACGCCCGGCATAATCGTACTCAGGTACTCGCCCAACGTTACGGATACTTACACGGCATCTGTAGCAAAGACAGTGACTGATCCAGTTACCAGCGAGGGGTATCCTGATTTTCCAGCGTGGGTTCTCAACAAATACGGTAACGAAATCCTGGATGGTTTGCTTGGCCGCATGATGGGCCAAATTGCTAAGCCGTACTCGTCACCTCAAATGGCAATGTATCACATCAAGAGCTTTAAGGCTGGCGTACAGCGGGCAAGTGTTGAATCGTCGCATGGAAATGTATATCGTGGCCAGAGCTGGACGTTCCCGCAGACTTTTGCCAGACGTCGTCGATACAATGGTTTTTGAGTTACTTTGGCAAGTAACAGAGTAACTCGAGGAGATAGAAATGGCTGTCTACAACAAGTTCAACCAGTTCACCAAAGACCTGATCGACGGCAAGCATAACTTCTCGTCGAACACGTTTAAGGTTTTTCTGACTAATACCCAGCCGCTTTCGAACATGACGGTCAAAACCGACATGACCGAAGTCTCTAATCTTACAACTGGTGTGGCTAACGGCTACACGCTGGGTGGCCCCACGGTGACGGTAACAGCAACCACTTCTGGTGGCGTAGCCAAGGTTACAGGCGCTAACGCGGTTGTCACCGCTGCGGCTACCGCTGGTATCCAGATTGGCCCGTTTCAGTTTGCAGTCCTGTATAACGATACCGCTACAGGCGATCCTGTGATCTCTTGGTGGGATTACGGTACAGCCATTACGCTTGCACCCAGTGAAGTTCTTACCGTTGTTTTCGATGCTACCAACGGCATCATCACGGTTATCTAAGGATCGTAGCTTATGGCTATTTCGTTTAGGCACGCATTTACTTCCGGCAAGATTGACGGTACCGACTCGACACTGATCCAGCCGTCTAACTGGAACGCCGAACACACGCTGACTTTGGCTGCTGGTAAAGTTCTAGGGCGGGATTCGTCCGCTGGCGGAGCTGCTCAGGAACTTGCTATTTCAGTGGATTCTACAGTGGGGCAACAAGCGCTAGACCGGTCACAGCTGTTGCTGGAATGCTTCGCTATAATACTTCGCTGTCCGCGTTCGAAGGGTTCATGGGCAGCATTTGGAGCACCCTTGCCGGTTTAGCTTCTGATAATACTTTTACGGGCTCCAATACATTTAGCACTTCGGGAGCTTCTTACAGGCTCAGGATCAGTTCTGGATCTGGCAACGGCAAGTATGTTGTTTATCAGACAAACGGTTCTACGCGCTGGGAAGTTGGTTCTGGTAGCTCTGCTGAAACTGGTTCCAATGCTGGGTCTAGTTTCCAAGTTAGTCGGTACGACGATAACGGAACGTTCATTGACTCACCACTTGTAATTTCGCGTTCCAGCGGCTCAGTTGGCTTAAACGATGGCTCTTACGTTGGTAGTTCTACTGGCTCTGGCAGCTTTTTTGTTTCTGGCGCCGCTGGCAACAACCGGTCGGTTTATTTTCAGACGGCGTTTTCTAGTCGTTGGCAGATCAGGGCAGATTCAACCTCAGAAGGTGGTTCTAACGGGGGTTCAAATTTTGCTATTGGCCGGTACAACGACTCTGGAGCTTTTGTAGCGTCTCCATTAACGATTAACCGAGCTACTGGTCTTACGACCCTGGAAAGCCTCAGTGTTCCGTCTATTGATCTGGGCAGCTCTGACACGACCATTACCCGTGTGTCAACGGGGATTATCGCAGTAGAGGGCGTAACTGTACCGGGGCTTAGCCGAACTCAAACTTGGACGGCAAATAACACTTTTGGTGGGACAAACTTTACGGTAACATCCACTACGGGTCTAACTTGCACTACCGCCGTTAAATCACCTTACCTCCTTGTAAATTCACTCACTGGTTATCTTGGTTATGATACAGGTGGCACTGCAACTCAGGCCACTAGCAAATCAGCAGCTGTTTTGTGTGCAGGGTTTTATGGCAAAATAACCATGAACGCTGCGACTCTTAATGCAGGAGCTACTGTATTGATGCCAGTAGCCTGTAATTGCGCTGAAAAAGATACCATTACGGTCAGTTTGCAACGGTCTTCAATTGCTACCGCTGGTACGTATAGAGTTTTTGTGGACAGCGTTGGCAATAATCTGTTCACGGTTTCCGTAACCAACATTTCCGCAGTAAATCTTTCCGAGGCTTTGGTCATCAACTTTGCCGTAATTGCCGGGTTTACTTAATAGGATGATTGAAAAGCGTAAAAGGCTTGAAAGTCTTGAAGGGATTTCTTGCGCCTTTTTTGGTGTGCTTTATAGTCTTTGCAGTTTCGTTGTTTCTTAGGAGCTAATCATGGCTGCTGTGTACGACATCACGATCGAGCAGGGAGCCACTTTTAGGCTTTCTCTCGTTTGGAAAGACAGCAGCAATGTTCCGGTAAACCTTACCGGATACACCGCCCGCATGCAGGTTAGGCGCTCCTACACTGACACTGTTATCCAGCTTGCCATGACAACTGAGAGCGGCTCCATTACGCTAGGTGGGTCAGCTGGCACAATTAATGTGGTATCCGCCGCAGCTGCAACTGAAGACATTGCTGCGCGAGCCGGTGTATATGACTTGGAGCTTATGTCTTCTGATGGAGTAGTAACTCGTCTCGTCGAAGGCAAGGTAACGATTAAACCAGAGGTGACGCGATGAGCGATACGGTCGTCGTAATTACGGAAGGCTCGGTCAACATCGTCGAGGTCATCAGTTCTGGTCCTCAGGGCGCGCAGGGTCCAATTGGCCCTCAGGGCAACGTCGGCGATGTTAACCCGGAAATGTATACGCTTCGCGATCAGGCAGCGGCTAGCGCTACCAATGCAGCTGCTAGCGCTGCTACTGCGTCTTCTGCCCAGACCGGAGCTGAGACTGCTCAGACGGGCGCTGAGACTGCTCAGACGGGTGCTCAAACTGCGCAGACTGCCGCCGCTGCTAGCGCGACTACTGCCACTACGCAGGCGTCTAACGCATCTACGTCGGCTACCACTGCCACTACGCAGGCTTCTAACGCATCTACGTCAGCCGCCACAGCAACTACCAAGGCCGCTGAAGCGGTTACTTCTGCAAGTAACGCATCGACGTCGGCAACTACGGCTACCACGCAGGCTGGTATTGCCACGACCAAAGCTTCTGAGGCGGTTACTTCTGCAAGTAACGCTGCTACCTCCGCAACCAACGCTTCTTCGTCGGCAAGCTCAGCGTCTACCTCTGCCACGACGGCTACTACCAAGGCTAACGACGCATCGGCTTTTGCGACTAACTCTGCCAATAGCGCGTCTACGGCTATAACTCAGGCTGCTTCTGCCACATCAAGTGCCACTGCTGCTGCTACTTCGGCAAGTAACGCCTCGGGCCATTCGACACAGGCAGGCGTGCAGGCTTCAAACGCTGCGGCCAGCGCTGCTACTGCAACCACTCAGGCTGGTATCGCAACAACGCAGGCTACTAACTCC